GGTTTTTCATATATGAATGATATTAGTTTTGTACACGTTAAAGGTTTACCAGTTTCTGCAAGTTATGTCAATGACTTTGTCAGTATAAAAGATAAACCTTTGTTGGACATGGCTGTATTGACGGGATTTAATTACTGTGGTCAATATAAAACACGAGTATTACCTGGCACTAGATTGATAACTGCACCGATGAGTTATGATCTAGAAGGTACTTCGCCATTGATAATGGCTATGGAACCATGTTTACGTGAATTACCAAAGACCGTAACTTTCCACATACCTAGTCATTATAGATATAGCGCACTAACTAAAGCTGGAGATTGTGGTCAAGTATTAATGCATTGTGATGACAAATTACATGCAAAAATTCTTGGTATACATGTTGCTGGTAATGGAAATGCAGGAATGGCAGTACCAGTTTATCGTGAAGATTTATATGCTGTTATTGATTATCTTGAAAAGAAGAAAATTTATAACACGACGGTATGTCAAGCGAATGAATTATATCGACCGATGAACTCTGAAAAGGAACAAAGATACACGGATTTTGGATTTAACGTATTAGGAATGACTAGTGAAATGACTGACATGGAAGGACGTAGCAGAAATATTCGATTAACGTTACCAAAGAAAGACGTTATGCGTAAAACGCCATTATTTGATTTAATGGAAACTAGTCCAGTTTTTGGACCACATAAACAGGAACCTGTTCGTGTCCAAAAATTTATTAATGAAGATGGCGTTGAAGTATCACCTTATGAAATTGGTGTTAAGAAATTAACAAATTATAGTAAGATGATACCTAAAGATATGTATGATACAATCAAGACGCATATGATCGAAACGATACGTTCGTGGCCTTGTAATGCACAAAAACGTAAAGATATATTGACTGATTACGAAATGGTCAATGGTACTGATGTTTTAAATCAAATTGATATTACGACGTCAGGAGGCTTTCCGTTTGATTTCTACAAACCAGGTGAGAAAAAGAAACCTTGGTTTGAAGAATTAGTGAATCCAGATGGTAGCAAATCTTACAAACCTACTAAAGAGATGCAAGAGATGCTTGATGAACGATTGGAAATGGCTAAACGCGACATGATCAAAACAACGGTATTTAAAGATACTTTAAAAGTTAATGAAACGAGACCTATTGACAAAGTCAAAGCTGGTAAAACTCGAATTTTTCAAGTTGG